TTGGAGTAGGTGTAGGCGTTACTGTTGGAGTAGGCGTTGGTGTAGGCGTTACTGTTGGCGTTGGTGTAGGCGTTGGAGTTGGAGTAGGTGTCGGTGTAGGCGTAGGCGTTGGGGTAGGTGTTGGAGTTGGGGTAGGCGTTGGTGTAGGCGTTGGTGTAGGCGTTGGTGTAGGTGTTGGAGTTGGTGTAGGCGTTGGTGTTGGTGTTGGAGTAGGTGTCGGTGTAGGCGTTGGTGTCGGTGTAGGCGTTGGTGTAGGCGTTGGAGTAGGTGTCGGCGTTGGCGTTGGGGTTGGAGTCGGCGTAGGCGTTACTGTTGGAGTTGGCGTTGGTGTAGGCGTTGGTGTTGGCGTTGGTGTAGGCGTTGGTGTTGGAGTAGGTGTCGGTGTCGGTGTTGGAGTAGGTGTCGGCGTTGGGGTACAAAAAGCGCAGGGATCAATATTAGTCCAAAAACCTATAGAAGCTGAAGTGTGAGGACAGAAAAAATCATGTGATACAGGTACATTAGAAAACGCTGTTTGCTGGGTACCATCACCCCAATTGACAGTAATATTGCCTGATGTTGTTGTAATATTAAAGTCAATTAAATCTGAACTGCACGGTAGTGGGGTTGGTGTAGGGGTAGGTGTAGGGGTAGGTGTGGTGACAATAGGACTACCCACAGCTACTACTTGATTTTGAAATAAAAAAGGCGCATTAAAATTGTTTATTTTAACTTGAACATTGTCTGCAGTAACTGTGAGTCTTTTTTGTTTATTAACAGAAACCGAATAAACATTTACAGTATTTAAATTTGGTAGTATTTTTGGTATTTCTACTGTAGAGAGTCCTTGAGTAACACTAAGACCACCAGGGGTTATGTATTTCAATATAAATGTATTAACAGAACTCATGTTTTATCAAATTATTTAGAGAGCTAATCATTGTCTACGGGTATCTCAAAGTTAACGCCCCATTTTATGCTCAGTTTTTCGAAAATTTCATATTTTTCTGGTGGTGTCAACGCTCTATCATATAAAAGAATATGAGACACTTCATTATTTAAGAGTAACTCCGGCGGTAAGGAGGAAGAGCTATAAAATATTGTACCGTCAGGTATATTGCCCTTCATTATTAAAAACAACGTGTAATCGCTGGTGATAGTTGCAAACCCTGTTGAATTAATACATGTCAAAAACTTGTTAGTTGTTAACCCATTAAAAAGAATACATTTGCGCTGAGACTGGCTTTGTGTTTCATAAAGAAACAGAGGCCGTGATATAAAAACACCTTGTGCAAAATCATTACCATACACAGATTTATCTTTCCAGTACGAAACTAAATTATTTAAATCTTTAAATACAACAAGCGGATCACTTGCATCTAAATTTAATATTAAATTAGATCTCCCTTGGTAAACACCGCTAATAATTACAGAGTCTGAATATACAATATCAAAATTTACATCAGGAAGTACGTTATTATATACTCTATCTGCTGCGCTAAAAAATCGCGCGTTTGTAGTATAGTTTTCTGGTTTATCTATTTCAAACACACCCAATGTTTCATCTAAGTTTTCTGCATGTTGCGCAATATTTAAAAGTCTTATATCTTCAAAATCATAAATGGTTGAAGGGTAAAAGTCAAGTTTATATCTAAAAATATTTGCAGACATATTACCGTTTAATACTGTTATAGTAGGTATATATGTTGTTACTTCGTTTGATTTTGGCCAATACTCATGTGATATATTGACTGATGTGGGGTCTCCACTGTTCAATAATGCTGCACCTACAAGATTTGGTACAATATCTCTTTCAATAACTATAGATTCACCATCGCCAAAGTCGTAAGCTATTTTTAACGCAGCATAACTCGATGTGTCAATACCGGATGGTGAAAATGTTATATTATAAGGTCCTTTAAAAGGTGCAGCAGTAATAAACTCATAAGTTGTTTGAAATATGTACCCCCACGGGAAAAACTGACCACCGCTAACAGTTTCAACGAATGTGTTCGGGTAAATTGCCCCACCATCTGCCGTCAATCCATATACAAAATTTAACCTATATACAGGATCTACAAATAAATAGTGATTTAAAAGTTGTGGGTTACCCAGCTCTTGACTGCTAGATAAGGTTATAACATAACTTTTCACATTATTATTTACTCAATTTTATTAAATTTAGCAGCCTATTATATCTCACTACTCATCACAACCCAGTTAGTACTGTTAAATTTAATCACTCTATACATTGTATAGGGACCGGATGTTGACCAGAGAGTAACACCACCGCGCGTATATCTATTTGTTCTTGGGTTACTATTGATCGTTTGTCCACCGGTAGCTGAGATTTCAATAATACCTGTACCCAATTGTAGAACTGTTGCCTCTGTACCTATACCATATGGGAGACCTGATGCATCATTAGCAGGTATACGTATCACAGACCGGACACTACTATTGCCTACTATTGTTCTTCTGTGAGCTGTTACAGGTAGTATATATGTGTTTACTGAGTCAGCTGATAACACATCTACACCTAATTCTACAATAGGCTTACCTACAGGCTCGAAAATTAAAGCCTGGGTAGTGGCGTTCCAAAACGGGTAATTGCTTGTAAAAAGAACCGCAATTGCATCATACAACGCCTGTCTAGAAATTGTCCCCGGACCACCTAAAGCTGGATCTTGTACTACTTGTGTATCACTCAAATACTGTACGTATGTGCTATTGTAATAAACCGATGCAGAGAAAGAAAGACCTGTTGTGGGGTGTAGTACAGTTTGTGCTGTATTCCACCAATCAGCGCTACCCGCGTTGACCGTTGATGTTGTTGAGACAAACCCACCGCTTACTGCATAAAGTGTATCGTGTGTTGAGTTCCAGTTCGGAATTTCCGGTAAAATAGTAAATACATTATTATAAGCTGAGTTCCAATTATCGGTACCGGTCAGTGAATTTTGATAACCCCAATTCCATTGAGAGCTTAAGGAAAGTACTTGATTATATGATGTATTCCAGTTGCCGCTTGTAGAGGATACTGTTGATGTTGTAGATTGAAATCTCGCGGTTAAATCACGGACAGCAGTGTCGGCACCACTACCACCACCTCCACCTCCACCGGCAGCGTTTATAGTTACAACTCCTGTTCCTCCAGGTGGTGATATTGTTACGTTTGTACCTGCTACTATTTGGGTCACCCCTGCAGTTGCACCTCCCCATGTGGAGCTTAATGAAGAAACAGTGTTCCATGTTGTCCACCAACCAGCACTGAAATTATTTGTAGTTGTATAATTTGACTGCCACCTAGAACTTAAAGAAGACAATGTACTAACTGTTGTTTGGTATCTACTACTGTTACTATTAACAAAACTATATACACTTGACCACGATGCACTATTAGCTGTCATTGTTGTATATGTGCTTGTCCAAAGAGGCGCCGCTGTGCTATTTGTTAGAATAAACCCTGGACCCCAGACACCCCCTGATTTAGGACCGTAAATAGCATAGATTGAAGTATCAATATAAAAATCACCATTAACACCTAATGAAGCAGATGGCGTACCAACACCATTGCGCACTGTATTCCCTGGCTCTCCCTTGCAGAGAGCTGTAATTGCTGGTACGTTTAAAGATAATGTTGCTGCAATATTAGGCATATTAGTATTTAATTATATTTTAAAGTTTTCTACCATTTTTAAAAGCTAGAAGTACCATAATTAATCGTTATATAATCATCTCCGCTCTGTAAAGGAGCTGTTCCATCAGGTGTTATTAAAATAAGAGGTGGTAGATAATTATAAGGAGGTGCATTTTCTATGCTGATAGAATCGTAAAGTGATAGTGTTGCTGGGTTTGGCACCTGACCAAGATAGGTCGCTCCATAATAAGTCCACAACGTAGTAGATGGTATACCGGAGAGTGATGTAAATATACCGTTAACATTAAAGTTTTTAATAGAAAAACATGTATCTATTAAACCGGTAGCGAAAGATAAACAACAACAAACACTCACTGGCCAATCTTCTGGTAATGAAGTATTAACATAGCTGGTATAACTTGTATCTTCAGGGTGCTGACAATCTATAATAAGCGTTTTACAAAAATCTGTTAGTCTAATTCTCATTTTATAGAATTTGACTTCATCATATGTTTGTACTTGTTGATATAGAGAAAGTGGTTTACTATATGCCGATAAAGATAAATCATTCGACGTATAATATTTTGAATACAATCTATTTTGTGAGCCGCGAACAGAAATACTATTAGGTGTGCCTATAGTTGAACCATCAGGACCAAAAGCTGATGTACCATAATTACCTGTTATATCAAACCCAACACCTAACTGACCACCATTAACACCGAAAAAGGTATCTTGTTGTGAATTATTAACACTTGCTGATATACCTATTGTCGAAGAATAACACAGACCAGGTCCCGGTCCACCACCTGATAAACATTTAGCAAAAGTATCATAGAAAAACACACAAAACCCCTCACTGCCCGATACTTCTGATCCGTAGCATGCATATTCAAACGATATAACTATGTCCTTGGTAGTATCAAGGAAAGGTGATAAGTATATAGTGCCCGCTACTGCATTTGGCGGCAAAGCGTATAATTCCATAGTAGTTTCTACTATTACTTATACATTTTTTACTGTTTCTCAATTATTAGTAAAAGGTTTGAGAAAAAGATCCCATTCTTTAATCCTATGTTTATTCCGAATATAGTATGTAACCGGCATTTCTTTTGGTGGTTTAGGTGTTTTTAATAGTTTTAACCCTGCCTGCTCAGGTGTACGACCAGCTTTTTTTGAATTTACATCTTTATGAGCTAAAACACAGTTCGCCCATGTAGTTTCACCGCCTTGCTGTTTAGGAATTACATGATCTATATTACCCTCACCTGGTTGCAGTTTTTTACCAGTATATTGACATACTCCACCATCACGTAACCAGATATTTTTATTAGAGAACCTTGGTCTTTTTTTAGGTACCCTATCAAAATTACATAATACTATTACTTTAGGTATTTTAATATTACCTCTTACTGTTTTAATATAGTGATCATTGTCATTTACTGGCAATTTAATCCAGTCAGCCCACTTAAGCGGAACCATATGATCTTCACCTCTAATATCTAATCCTGTTGCGGTATCTGAATACATCATTGATAATGCATCAGCAGGTGTTTTAATATGAATAGCCTGCCAACCGCGATTTAAAACTAAAACTGTATCTTTTGTAAGATGCGACATACAAAAATATTTACTATAAATTACGGTTGCTTCTCTTCATCTTCATCAGGATCAAAACCAAAACGCTTAATTGCTTCTTCTTTACACAGAGTCACACACCAGCCTCTTGAATATAGTTTACCAGGCTTTCCTGTGACCTCACAAGTCTTAGAAGAAAGATATTCACAAAAATCTATAGCACTTTCAATTGTATCGGAATACCTGCTAAGGTTTTTATAGAGCTCATCCGTGTCTTTAAGCTCGAATCCAAGTTCTGCATAATTCAGCTCACCAAAATGCCAATACACCCGGAGAGTACCGTACTTCTCTTTGATTTGGTCAAAAACAACATCCGGACAATAGAAGTTAACATACTCACCATCATTTTTCTTTATGAAATAAGAGCGATTTTTCTGAAGGTTTGTAATGAACCCGCAAAGGTTATCGAGAATATCAAACCACCCGTCACCGCACTCACACCCAAAACAGATAAGAGTCTCTTTTGGTGACATGTTTATGTTTTTAAAAAGCTTAGGATACTTTTCGATTAGTTTATGTTCTAGTTCTTGTTTCATTTTTCTTTCTCTTTCTCTTTCAATTGTTCTTCATATCCCTTTATCCAGTCGTGCACTTGATCGAAAGACCAATCAATTGTTTTTGGAACAGAATCATTAAACTCTTTGTATAATTCTTTAAAATCACCCCATAATCTTGCATCTATATTACAGCAAGGAGCACCTCCTCCAAAGAGCACTAGTGACTCATCTACTAATTCGTAGTATTCTTTATTTGTCATTCCAGCCATATTAGTGACGCGAGATTAGAAGTGCAAGCTTAGATTTATTACCCGTACCTTCTTCATATTTACCATAGTACCATTTAGGATTAGAATTTGGCCTTATAAATTTTTGATGCAAATTAGCAACTGGATCAAAACCGTCTTCGTATCCATTAACAACGATTTCAATATCTGGATCAAGCCGTAAAAGGTGTTCTGTAAGCTCCTTAACTGTCATATCTTAATGTTTCGTTATTTGTTAAACCTGTAACCCGGGAAGAAAGCTTATACTTCTTTGGATTCTCTTGAGGTATAGGCTTTGTAGTCATCCTGCCATCTATAATTATACCATAATCTTTCTCTGTATCAAGGTTCCAACTTTCATAGGGTTGATTCATACCCAGACATTCAGGCTCACGACATCTTGTGTGCCCAACGATCTGTTTACCAATAGCTTCTGAAGCCTGAAACTCGTTGTTCCAGTCAAGCCATAACATACCACCTGTATTGCAGTCACCGCCTCTGCAGTAACCAGCTCCTGAAAGGAGATAGTTGTGAGGGCGAGTAAAGTCCCTAAAGTTCTTCCAAACAACAGGGATAATCTTTTCAATAAGATCTTCTGGAGTCATTCCGTAAGGTATATGCTTATCAGATACCCCAGCATGAGACAAAGTAAACCCTTGTGTACGATGAACAATTTTAAAATGTTCAGTAAAGAACTCGTCTTTAAGTCCGCGGTCAAAGAACTGATGACGGAACTTTTTAGCCTTTGAAGCTGTAAAGCCTGAACAATAATATTTTACCGTTTTGGAAATTCTATTAGAAGAGTAGTCCTTATTTTCGTGAATATATGAAATGTCGTGGTTGCCTATTAAAAATACGAACTTATCCTTATTAGGGTGATCTAAAACAAGATGCCGCAGATACTCACATGTCTCTTCAAAACCGGCTACTTTAGGTGGTTCATAAAACGAATCGAAATAATCTCCGAGAAAGACAACTTCATCGTAATCTGTCTCAGTATTAAGAATATGTCTGACTGATTTAACACGCTGATGAATATCAGGTATAACTATAGTTTTCATTTTAACTCTTTTAAGATCTTATCTAATTCTTCTGATGTAACTTTTTTGTAGACAGTATTATCTTTTTTTGGACCAGAAAACTCAAGCAAATATTTGAACCAATAGATAGAAAACTTCCAGTATTTGCCGCCATTAAAAAAAGAAAAGCGTGGATATGCTTTTAAATGAAATAAAGGCACCCAGTCAAACCAAATGTTAATTGGTCCAATTTTCATGTCCAGAGATGCCTCCGCCACTTAACAAGCTCGATTAAAACCTTAGTGTCTTTATCTTCCATTTCCTGTTCCAGCTTTTCAACCTTCTTGTAGTTAGGATAGGCATTGCCAATTTGCTTCTCTAGTACTTTGCGGTATGAGGTAATATAGATATAAGCCCACTCAAGCCATGTAGTAAATTTTAAAGCATCCCCACCTGTACCTTCCCAGTCTACGATCCCTGCCTTATATTCATCTTCGTAAAAAGATTTGATAATCTCAAAATTAACTTCTTGAAGAACATGATCAAGGTCCATCCAATGACGAGGTACTGCCTTGCGGATTCGAGAATGCTTAGGTGCCCAGATGGTCTTAACCTTCATCCAATAAAATTCTCTAATCTGATAAGGAATGCGTCTAATAATTTCGTCCTGAATAAACCAACCAACACGGTCTTGCCAAGTAGATTTATAACCCAACCAATCTGGAGGTCTAACAGAGTTAATGCTGCTTTTAAGTTTTTTAATCATTTGTCTAATATCAATAATAGTTGAATTTTAGGTATTATCAAGCTATAAATTATTTTATGCAAGAAAGCCAATTTGAAGGAGCGGGATTTATTTTTTTGACAACATCTAATAAGGTTTTATTGCTCCAAAAACCAAATAAAAATTGGACGTTTCCCGGGGGTCATGCTGAATTATATGAAGAACCTAAAGAGACAGCAATGAGAGAGTGTATGGAAGAAATAGGTGTAATACCCAAAGGAGAAATTTTAGGTTATTTTAAATATATAAAACCTGATACAAAGGGTAAATGTTTTTCTTTTTTAATGAAAATAAAAAAAGAATTTATTCCAATTCTATCCTCTGAACATATTGATTATCGATGGATTCAAATAGCAGAGCTTAAAAAAATAAAGCTTTCGAAGTCTGTTCGACAGGCTATAGCAGAATTATTCAAGTACCTCAAAGGACGATAAATCGCGCTCCGGATACTTTAACCCATTGTCCACAATATACTGATCCAATTCTTCTTTGGTATCTGCAACTGCTAAAGTTTCTACAACTGTCCAAAGACCTCCACATTGTTGAGGCTCCATAAGAATCTCTTTAGAACTCTCTTGATAAAGTAGAATCCATTTATCTTGATCGACTTCAACCGCTGCTTTTGAATATACATTAATCATAATATTATGGTAAGTTAACAGTCACATCCCATGGAAATCCACTTAGCCCTGATTGTACAGTTGCAAGTCTTCCAAATCTAGCTAAATTCTGATAAAATCTAAATCCATCATTAGCATTAGTAGTTCTTCTCATAGTAGCTGTTCCTGTGCCTGTAACAAGAGTTGGTGAATCTGTTGCTACAGTATATCTAAACTGATTTGCATTAATAGAAGATATAGCAAATGTTCCTGTAAATACACTTTGAAGACCTGTGATTGTCACTAGACTACCATTTGGGTGATTGTGGTTTGTTACATTAGCTGTAACAGTTGTACCGAGAGTAGTAAAATTCGAACCGGTTAATGTAGTAGTAAACCCACCTGTATAGCTTGGAGCAAAATTTCCTGTACCACCTAAAATAAGGATTCTTGGGTCTGCAGTTCTTGTTGTTGCATCAAATGTTGATAGAATAGTGTTTACTGTAGTTCGGGTTAGTTGATTATTTTGCGCTTGAAATTCTCCAAGAGTATTAGAAACAGAACCACCAGCAAAGCCTGATAGTTTAGATGTTGTTCCCCGTTGATTATAGCAAAAAAATTTTTCTAATTCGGTATTTGCACTAAGGCTTGGTATAGAGCCTGTTAAAAGATTATTATGAAACCAGCACTCCGTGAGATCTACATTATTTGTTAGATTTGGTATAGAGCCTGTTAAATTACATGAAGCTAATAAAAACCTTTGTAACTTTGTACAAGAATTAATATTAGGAATAGAACCTGTTAAAGGGTTTGAATAACAAGAAAATACCAACATAGCAACTTGATTGCTTAAAGATGGTGGAATTGGTCCTGTAAGATTATTATCATGAACCAAAAAGTTAGTCCAACCATTAGTATTGGTTAAATCAGGAATTCTCCCAGAAAGATTATTATTAAGGCATTGGAAGTTTTTTAATTGAGAATTATAATTTTGAATAGTTCCTGAATATAAATTATTACTATACACAGCAGTACCTAAATTAGGAGTTCCTGCAAAAGATGGTAAATTTCCTGTAATTTTATTAGTACCAAGATTTATAAAAGTTAAATTTGCATTATTCTCATAACCACTGATAGCTGTAATGTGGTTATTAATACAACGAAATCCCGTTAAATTAGGAAAAGCAGATAAATCAATAGTTCCACTCAGTCTTGGAGAACTTGATCCACAGTTAATTTCTGTAACTGTATTGTTTCCAAATTGTGGAGTTATGGATATGGAGGTTGTTGCCATCTCAATTATTTATAAACAATTGGTTAATTTACAAGATTGTTTAACTTTATAATGTATTAATTCAATGTTACAAAAACATTTGTAATTCCTGGGGAATGAGCAGCCGCCCCTTTCCAAAAATTAATGCGTATAGTGTTTCCAGCAGGAACATTTGAAGCTGATAGAGTAACTGTTTGAGGGGTAGTTATACTTGTATTTGCCAAAGTAGTTGAGGTGGTAGCATTTACTATGTTACATCCAAGACTCCAATTATTAGCATTAAAAGGATTAGACGCAAAAAATGTCAAAGTAATATTAGAAGTTACTGGCATTACGAAGTCTTGAAAAAAAGGTAACACCCCTCCTGTTTCCGCTGGAGATCTTGATAGAACATTAAGATTTGCATAATAAACACCAACAGTAGTAGCAGACTGTAACACCACAAAATCATTTGTAGATACATTTCTAGCTGTTCCCCATCCAAAAGGAACTGCTCTTCCCCACCAATTAGTAACATTACTAGTCATTCCAGAAACATTAGAAAAATCTCCATTGACAACTAGATTAGACCAAAGTTTAGAGCCATTTAACCAAACTTCTTTGGCATTCTTATTACTATAAGATATAGATTTAGAAGTTTGAAGCTGCATATTATATTACAATATATAATACTCCTGTTTCTTGAACAACAGGTAAAGCAGAAACAGCTAAGATACTAGTAACTGCACTGGTTCCGGGAACTGTTGTGGTGTTAGTGGTTACTGCTCTTCTGCCAGCACTAAATATTGTACTTGAAGCACTAACTGTTCCATTAACTGTTAAGTTACCTGTAAGAGTGCCCCCAGCAAGAGGTAATAAAGTTGCTGTAGCAGAAGCAACATTAGTCTTATAAGAATCAAAGTCTGTATTAGTGGTAAAAGAACTAGAAGCACTTTGATAAGCTGTCGTAACATTATAAGCTTGATTCCATTGGGTTGAATCTCCGTGTTGAGAGGTGCTAACCGTTCCAACAACAGTCAAAGTGCTATTAGGATTTATTGTACCGATTCCAACCAATCCATCAGAATTTATAACCAGTCTTTCTGTCGGTATAGTATTCCCTGAAGTTGTTGTCGAAAAAGACAATCTACCTGGGACAGAACTTAATGCAACAGACGGAGTCTTATCAACAAAAACATTTATATCTGCTGCTGTATATGTATTTCTTGTAAAACTAGTAGATGCTGAAGAAAGATACCCAGTAAATGTTATTCCGCCCAATCTATCATTATTTTGAATAGTTAATGGGTCTGTCAAATTTCCTCTACTTTTTTGAAAGCGAATATTATTACTAATAGCTCCGCTGTTGCTAGATCTATTCATTAGTATATTCCCGTTATGTTCTGCTTCAGAAGATCCAAACTGTGAATATAATTGAATACCCACAAAAGGATTAATGTCTGAAAATCCTTCCGGTAGAGCGCCCCCAATAACCTGACCACTTACTAACAATTTATTCTTAAAGGTCGAAAAAGCATTAACTTCTAAAGAAGATATTAAAACGTTATTAGTAGAAAGGTAATTTGTAACTGTGGGTAAAATTTCAGCAGACTCTTCCCAAAATGCTGAATTACTCTGAACGGTGGTATAAGCTTGATTCCACTGAGTAGAATTGCCTACGTTATCATAAATTGTATTAGATGCACTTATTTCACCATTTACTGTAAAGTCTTTATTTGGGGTACTTGTTTTTACACCAACATTTGGAAAAGATCCAGTGTTTCCCCCAACATGCAATACTTCTACATCAGAGTCAATATCATAGAATGAAGCAATATCTCCATCTCCGTTATTACCTACCCATATGGCTGGTCCAGAACCAATATGAACAACACTCAAAGCACTTGTAGTAGAAAACACTGTATTAGCAAATGTTGTAGTGCCTGTAGCTGATATATTACCCCAAACTGTTAAGTTGTTATTAATTCTTGTTTCTCCGGATATTATCCCGCCTGTTAAAGGTAAGAAATTAGCATGGGTGTAATTTATTGCTGTATTTGATGCTAAATTCCATTGGGTGGAGTTTCCTTCTTGAGCATATACCACACCTGTTGCAGAAATGTTACCCGAAACTGTTAATCTTTCATTTGGAAGAACATTTCCAAAGCTAAAATTACCCACAGAATCTATTGTTCCTCTTTCTGCACTAGCTGTAAAAAACTTTAAGCTACCGGTATTCATAACATCTAAAATTAAATTACCTGTACCTCTGTGCCGAATATAAGAGTTTGCGTTTGGACCTGTATCTTCTCTGAGAATTCTAGTTCCAAAATCAAGATGTACAGCATCCCCAATGAGATCAACATAAGAATTTCCATTACCTGTTCTTCCTGTTCCGATTTCAATAAATCTTGTTTCTGTACCAGTTTCTCTTAAATTAATATTCCCATCTACAGTTAATCTTTCAGTTACTCTGCTATCATTATTTGCTGTTCCGATTCCTACAAAACCGCTTGAGAGAATGTTAATTCTGGTTGTATTGTTTGTTTCTAATCTAAAATTAAAAGCATCATTTGTACCTATTGTTGTAATGGCGCCTCTTGTATTTCCTCCTGCTAAAATTGTATTTGCAGAAGCTTGACTTGTTGCAGTAGAGGCAGCTTGCCAAAAACCTGATGCTTCTTGATATATTGTGGTAGGTAAAAGTGTTGCTGTAGCAGAAGCAACATTAGTTTTATAAGAATCAAAGTCTGTATTTGCTGTAAATGAAGATAAAGAAACGGTATTACCAGAAGTTATAGAAAGATTTTTAGAATTTTGATCAAATAAAAGAGTCTGATTGTCTGAATCTTGTACAAGATCGATTATTTGTTTTACAGTTGCTTTTAATTCTTCAGACCCATCCTCTTTATACCCCACAATATAATCTCCTGTAGTAAGAGGTGTTGCTGTTGAAAATTGTGTAAATTTTTTTGTAGCCATCTATATTATTTATTAAACACAGGGGTTTATATTATTCCAAAAAGTGCTTAGAGGAGCAGAATAGTCTGGACAATAAAAGGTATGATTCACTGGTGTAATAGAGTTTAAAGAATCAGAAGTGCCGTCGCCCCAATCTACCGAAATATTTCCCGATGTGGTAGTTACACTAAACCCGGTTAATACAACACCAGTAGGAGAAGATCCAGCGTAGAGACCTATAAGAGCCTGTTTATTATGAAACATTATAACCTCCCTACAGCGAATAATTGATTGTTGTCTTTATAGATAAAAGCTCCTCCGTATTGTGCTCCAATGGTAACACCAACGGAGTTAAGTTGCGCTGCAGACAATCTTAAATTATTTGTTCCTGTATTCATAACTGCTACATTAAATCCATTAGGTAATGAGGTAGGAAATATAGCGCATAGGGGTTGAGTTGTAGTATTAAAATGAAATATTTTATTGGTATCAGCATCTGCAAACGTTTTTGTAACAGATACATCGGTAATAGCTACAGGTGACCCTATAACTATTGCATTATTGTTATTGCCTATAATATAGGCTGTTTCTGTGCTCGAAAGAGCCACTATTTGTCCTGGGTATGCGATAGGGTCTGTATCAGCATATGCTGTTAAAGAGGACAAGGATGAAAAAACAGCACTATTATCTATAGGCTGATTTGAAAGTCTTGCAAACGGTCTTGAGAGTGAGAATGTTAATGCCATAATATTATACTATTACACTATATGTTTCATTGGACGTAAAGGTACCCACAGCTAAATATGTATACACATAATAGTTAGTTGGGAATAAACTATTAGCTCCATTTACCGATACCGTTGTTTGTGTAAAGTCTCCTGTTACGTTAAAGCCTAGGCCGTTTCTCACTTCGGATATTACGCCAAAGGTTGTTGGATAAGTGATTACAATTCGTTTTGTACCCGCATAAATCGGAATATCGAATGTTGTTCCGTTAGCAGGCCATGTACTACCGCTTCCTATCACCCCTGTTAATCCACGAATAGCCGATGAATCAGCTGGTGCAGATGCAGAAGTATCATTGCTATAAAATAATTTTCTTTTTCCTGTAATTGTCATGGTTCCTGGTGCTCTACCTGGACCAAATGCAGGTTGTAGCACACTCTTACTATTTATTGGTTGAGCACCGACATCAAACCCAATATTAATAGCATATGAATTTGTCCCATCATTAATATTTGCTGCTGTTGTAAGTAAAGTGTTAGTTAAATTATTTACTTCGCCGAAGAAAAGGTAATTATTTGCTGCCCCAGCCGCATTTATTTGGAAGGCTGATGGATTCCAGACACCACCAACGAGTTTACCAATCCAGGCACCAGTATTTAATGCAGCTGTAAAGCTAGCTGTTTGTTCACCTACTTCAACTTGTCCACCGTTAGAGATGGTTACAGAGTTTATTAAAGCAGTCATCGATCCTGATGCAAAAGGACTTACAGTTGGGAAAGATACCTGTGTTAATAGTCGCTCCATACAATGCTGAAGAGTAGCGCCATTTCTTAAAATAGAAAGAGCTGTTAATGCCCCAACTGCTAAATCTGTCGTAATATCAGATGTTAACGTACCACCACCACCACCAAGACCTAACGACCATAAATCTACACCAGCAGAAAGTATCTGACGTGCATCAGAAGTATTGTTTGATGAAATGCTACCGTTCACGGTTAATTTGGCGACAGGCTCAATATTATAAACATTATTGACATATGGATGATTAATACCAATGCCTATATTTCCATTAGCGCCAACACGCATATATTCCTTAAATTGTTGACCGTAGAAATTAGAGAACGACCCGAATCTTAGCGGGTCACCTTCCTTTACGTTAATGAACGCCTGCGCGTCTCCGGTTCTACCTCCGAAGAATTTTAAGAAGTGAGCAGGGCCAGGAAAAGGGTTGCCGCTTTCTGCAATAGAGAGACTATAATTAGCTCCTACCGACTCACTTCTAAGGTCAAAAAGTGATTGACCATCGGTACTTGCTGCTGTTAAGGATACCCATGGTGCTGTTGATCTATCTACACCGTGAACTCTAATATTACCACCATTAACAAACAGTAGGTTAGAGAATAAGGGATCAACTCCTTGGTTCCAGGTTGTTTGATTGGTAACTGAACGGTCGCCTATACCTACAAAGCCTGGAAAATATGCACCACCAGCAGCTGATACCATGAATTGACCGACGCGGGTTGTTTCTAGCTGTTTTGTATGCGAGTAATCCCCCCCAAATATATACGAATTATCAAATTTTGCATTAGCCAAGCGTCCATACGCGTAAGAACCGCTTCCTGTGGCTATAGTTGTATCACCTGCTGCGTAAGAGAAATTACCAGCAGCTGAGGTATTAGAGCCTATTGAAAAACTCGCGTACCCAAAAGCGCTTGACCCATCCCCACCTACAAACGCACCGGACGCATCTGGACCTGTAGTTAGGTTACGCCCAACAGCCATACTCGCTGGTCCAATTGTTAATGTCTCACGGCCACCTGCGTTTGAATAAACACCCCATGCAGTAGTTTGTACACCCCATGTTTTACAGCCATCTAAAACTGCAACCGTATCATTGCCCTCAGCATGTGAATTGTGTCCAAGAGCTCTTGTAAGCATACCTTCGGAGTGTGCGTATGTGCCTTGTGCTAAAGTTCTAAACCCTTCAGCATGAGCACCTAAGCCAAATGCACTTGTGTAGATACCCTCACTATGTGTTGCCCACCCTTGAAGTGGCTCACCTGCAAATGTTTCATATCCTTCAGCATGGCTAGCAAATCTTGTTGCTTGTGTATTGAACCCTTCTGCGTGTGTGTAAATATCAGAAGCTATTGTTCTAAACCCCTCAGCATGTGCACCGCTCGCTGCAATAGTTTCTATACCTTCGGCGTGACCATAAGATGAAAGTACCTGTGTGCGTTGACCCTCTGCGTGTCCGAAATGTGCACCACTATTAACTCGGGTTTGCAAACCTTCAGCATGTGCACCTACATCGAGAGCACTCGTACCTACCCCTTCAGTATGACTGAATAACCCGACAGCCATGGTAGATAGGCCCTCAGCATTTGTGTATATACCTAAAGCGCTTGTACCAAATCCTAGTGTATGTGAACCCTCACCGAGTGCTATTGTACCGCGACCTTCAGAATGTGAATTGACACCAATAGCGAATGTACTAAATCCTTCCGAATGTGAAAAATTACCTCGTGCAAGTGTTAGGTTACCCTCAGAGTGTGCATTAGTACCAAAAGCACTTGTAGATACACCTTCACTATGTGAACCAAACCCAGTTGCAAGTGTTGTTGTACCTTCAGCGTGGGCATACTGATCATCTGCAATGTTTGCATTTCCTTCAGCATGGCTATAAACACCGTAAGCAACATTTCCTAACCCCTCTACATGGCTTCCTTCACCTATAGCTTGGTTATTTGCACCTTCAGTGTGTGAAAAATCACCAATCGATTGGTTATTATTACCCTCAGCATGGGATGCGGTTCCTGTGGAAGTGTTTCCTGTTCCTTCCGCATGCGATGAAGGCCCAACAGCTATACTGTTATTGATAGCGAAAGAGTTCGTTCCTGAGGCTCTACCAGAGTTGAACGCAGCTGCATCATCTGCAAACGCTCTACCTGAGTTAGCTGCTAAAGTTCGGGTAGCGGTTGCACTGCCTGCTTGAAATTCAGTGTTACCTGAAGCCGTTACACTACCACAAATAGTAACTCTCCGATCTAATTTAGGAGCTACATCGTTAATGACTATTTGACCGTTATTGGCGATTAATAAAGCATTACGACCTGCAACACCATCTGACGAATCTGCATCTAAAAATCTCGCTACAGGTTGATTACCACCAGTTTGCTGTACCGTCATTGCTGGCCCAGTACCGTGATTAATTACTGATAATGAACTCGTAGCGGTAACATATGATTCAAAATATGATTGGTCTCCATATA